CTCGAGCTGGTCGACCGGACGGGGCTGGGCCCCGACCAGGTCGTCGGCCGGCTCCTGATGCTCTGGGGGTGGGCGGCCCTGAACAGCTCCGACGGGACGGCCCGGATGTCGATCCGGCTCCTGGGGAGGATCTGCGGGGGCGACGAGGACTTCTGGCGGGAGGTCGAGGCCGTGGGCTGGCTCGTGATCGACGCGGCCAACGGAACTGTGGCGATCCCCGGATGGGAGCGTCGGTTCTCGAAAGCCGCAAAATCACGGGCTTTACACGCGATTCGGGCCGAGGACGCGAAGACGCGCACCGGCGGGTGCGCTCCAGCGCACCCACGGGTGCGCAAACGCGCACTAGAGAGAAGAGATAGAGGAGAGAGAAATTCTTCTTCTTCCCCCGGTGTCGCTGCGCTCGCGGAGCCGGAGCCGGCGGGCCCGGCTGGCTGGGACACCCTGCGGAAGGCCTGGGCGGCCGGGACGGGGAGGCCCTGGAAGCTCCCGGATCCGCCGGACAAGGTGGCGGACCGGCTCGCGGAGGAGGGCTGGTTCCAGAAGGCCCTGGCGGCGATCGAGGCCCTGCCGCGGTGCCGCTACTTCCGGGATCCGGTCACCCTGCCGCAGCTCGTGGCCCCCGGGTTCGTGGACAAGGTCCTGGGGGGCCAGTTCGACAACCCCCGGGAGCAGCGCGGCCCTCGCGGCCCGGACGACCGCCGGCCGGCGGCGGAGGCCGCGTCGGAGTGGGCCCGCGGGGCGTCGGAGCAGGCTGCCCGCCGCCAGGCCTACCTCGAGGCGAAGGCGGCCAAGGGACGCACGGCGGAGCCGGGGGACGCTGACGAAGACCTGGAGCGGACGAAGGCCGACATGATCCGCAAGCTGCGAGAGGGGGCCGCGTGACTTTCCCGAGCGGGATAGAACGGCGAGGAATCGACGCAAACCGACGAGGATTGTCCCGAGCGGGACAGTGACCACAGGAGGCAGCATGTTTTCCGGTTCCGGAAACCGGGCATTACTGGAAAACGTAATTTCGACCGATGGTCGCCCAAAACCATAAAAATAGGCGCCGATAATCACTTTGCACAGAACACCAAGGATCAGGAGCGGCGAGACATGAACACTGACAACACGCAGCCGGTGGCGTGGATGGTGGAGTGGACTGACCACGCGGACTTTTTCCTGCACAAGCCTGACGCAGAGATGGTTGCTGCGGGCGACATGGCAGTGCAGTCGCTCTACCGCGCGCCGCAGCCCACGCTCACCGACGCGGAGCGGACGTTCCTGCGGATGGTGCGAGACACCTATGCGATGCAGGACGACGACGAGGTTTGCGGCATGATTGCGGCTTCGATAACCGGGCTTTTGGAGCGGACGAAGTGAAATCAGTCGGCCCTGCTCCCGTCGAACGCCCTAGCGCCGCTGGGGTCACTGACGTAGGCGGGGCGGGGCCGACCTAAACCATGTCTTACGTGATACGAAAAATGCCCAACGAAATGCCGTGGTATGCGTGGTTTTCTCTGGCCGTACTCATCCCGGCGTCGTTCTTTGGGTCGGCGTGGCTGATGCACTGGGCGACCGGAGCCGACCCGCTGGTTGAGGAGATATGGCGACTGCGTGGGCAGAACTCGGTACTGCGGGAAAGGCTGGAGCAACTGGAGGGCGAGAGGCGACGGGATGCCGACACGCTGCGCAAGGTGATCGGGAAGTGAGAACGCCAGCGATCAGCGGCCCGCGACCGCTGACTTACCATACCGGCAGACGGCATCGCGGGTCCGCTGCATCGCTTGGTTCTCGCATGATCAATCCGAACAAAGTCATACTGGATGGCGAGCAGTCAGACGCAATCATTGCCGCTCAGGCGGCCGAGATAAGACGGCTTACGCTGACCGACGCGGAGCGGGAGGCGCTGTTGTTCTGCTACCGAGCCGCGTTACCGGAGGCGGAGAAGTTGGGCGGAAACGCTGGCGAACTATGCCGGATACACCGCGACACGCTGCGTGGACTTTTGGAACGACTAGGCTGAGAACCATGCAATTGAGCCGCACTCAGTGCGGCCTAACACCGTTAGACGCCGGATTATCCGGCGGCTGGCTCCTCGCTGGACTCGCGCCGCGGATCGCCTACCGTGGCGGGCCGCATGGATGCGACCTCGATCACGTTCGAGATCCCGGGCCAGCCGTTCCCGCAGCCGCGGGCGCGGATGGCCAGGAACGGCCACGTCTACACGCCGGATAACGGGATCGCTGGCTACAAGGCCGCGGCGGTCCTGGCGGCGCGGATCGCGTCGGCCGGCCGGTCCCCGTCGGCAGACGCCCACGCGATCTACCTCGAGTTCGTGATCGAGCGACCGCCGTCCCATCGGCGGAAGGACGGGACGCTGACGCCGAAGGCCCCGGTCTGGCCGCCGAAGCGGGCCGGGGACTGGGACAACCTGTGCAAAGGGGTCTGTGACGCGATCACGGATTCGGGGTCCGTGTGGCTCGACGACGACCAGGTCGTCGAGTGGGGCGGCCGGAAGCGGTACGCGGCCGACGGGGAGAAGCCGCGGACGATCGTCACGATTCGGAGGCTCGCGCCATGAAGCGCAAAGCCATCCGCTTGCCAGACGGCAAGTTTCAAGGCAGAGAGCGGCAGCTGCTCACGGCCTGGCAGCTGGCCGAGGCCCGAAGGACGTGGCTGGCCGGCGAGTCGATCGGCGAGATTGCCAGGTGCATCGGCGTCACTGTGTCGGTCTTCAACCGCCGACTCTGCGACCAGCTGGCGGACCTGCCCGCGCGGCCGCGGCGAACCAACTCAGGCCGGCGAGGAAATGACCCCACAGAAGAGGAGATTTACGGCCGACTGACGATGCTCGAACAGCAGAACTGGAGCGACGAGGAACGAGAAAAACGCTGGAAAGGACTGAACTAGGTTCAAGCCTTCGGCCGGCAACCCCTACCCTGACACCATGACCAGAATCCCCCCGCCCCGCCGCAGCCCGCCCCGGAACAACCGGATCCTGTCGCTGCTGCGGAAGCAGCTGCGGCGCGGGGACGGGGCGCCGCCGCCGCCCCCCCCGCCGCCGCCCGAGCCGGAGATCGTCTCGCTGTGGCGGATCGATGCCGTTGGCCGCGCGTACCACTGGAGCGCCTGACATGGCTGTCGTCGACCAGCGTCCCGGTTACCTGGCCCACGCCTTCCGGCGTGGCGACACGTTCACCGCAACCGTGGATTTCAACTTCAACGTCACTGGCTACACCTGGGAGGCGGCGATTCGGTCGACCGTCACGGGAAGCCCGCTCGAGACGTTCACGGTAACGGTCACCAACGCCGCCGGCGGTGTGCTGCAGCTGTCCCTGTCAGCCGCCGAGACTGGGGAGATCCCGGCCGGGGTGTGGGGCTGGACGCTCGTGGGCACGAACGCCGGGACCGTGCGGACGTATCTCTCCGGATTTGTGGAGGTCAGCGAATGAGCATTGAAATCAACGTCACTGGGGCCAGCGTCACCGCCACGGTTTCCGGGGGCGGCGGAGTGCCGTCCAGCCCCGAGGGAATCTCGGGGGCGGCGGCCGTGACGAACATCGTCTCGATCAGCCAAGAGGACTACGACGCCCTGGCCGTGAAAGACGCCACCACCGTCTACATCATCACCTGAAATGCCTGCACTGCTCGGCAATACACCCGCGTCGGCACGGATCGGCTCCCAGGTCGCATCCGTGCAAGTCGGCGCGAGCGCTGCGGTGCCGGCGGGCGCCAACACCGCGAACTACCAATCCGCTGCGGACTGGAGCGGCGAAAACGGCAACGTGACGACGGTGGGCACCAACGGCGGCCCCAGCGCCTACGGCACCTTCGACCAGGGCGGCAACGTGTTCGAGTGGGTCGACCTCGTGCCCGCCGCCGGGGTGCTCCAAGGTGTTCGCGGCGGATCGTATGCCTCGAACAACGAAGCCTTCCTGTCGGCGAACAACAGCAACGCGATTCTGGCAAGCGGCTTCGGTTCGCAGTACGGGTTCCGGATCGCCACCCGTGCCAACCCGCTCTCGCTCGACACGGTGTTCGTCGGCAACCTGAGAAATCCGAACGACGCTTCGGGCTACGGCGGGGTCGTGTACCCGTTCCAGATCGGGAAATATCCGGTCACCAACGAACAATATGCCGCGTTCCTGAACGCTGTCGCGGCGACCGACAGCTACGGCTTGTTTCACGCCAGCATGGATGGTGCTCGAGGCGGAATCGCTCGATCCGGCTCAAGCGGCAGTTTCACCTATGCCACGCGCGACAATATGTGCGACAAGCCAGTCAACTTCGTGAGCTGGTTCGACGCGGCCCGGTACTGCAACTGGCTTCACAACGGCATGGGCTCTGGCGACACCGAGACGGGGGCCTACACGCTCGCCGGCGCTACCACCGGCACCCCTCCGGCCAAAAACGAAGGGGCCGTGTATTGGATCCCTTCCGTCCACGAGTGGTACAAGGCCGCTTATCACAAAGGCGGGTCGGCAGACGCCGGATACTGGGACTACCCCACCCAAAGCGATTCCGTGCCGACCGCCGTAACGGCCGGCGCCAGCGGCAACGGCCCGCAAGAGACTGGTTACGACTGCGATTGAAGACCCACACTGTGTAACACCGGAGAAAAGCACCGATGCCAGCCCCCGATCTGAACAACCCGACGAAGGTGGAGGCGAAGTTCGTCCACGTTGCCGCCACCACCACCGGCGCGAGTGTGCTGACCTGCCCGTCCGACACGGTGCTCCGTATCGTGTCCCTCACGGCCGACAACGTGGACGGCACCAACGCGGCGGACGTCACCCTGGAAGTGGATGGCGATCCCTACAAGAAGACCATTTCCGTACCGGCCGATGCCAGCCTGCTCCTGGTGGACAAGGATGGACCGCTGTACCTGACGGACGGCCTTGAGCTGGAGGCCTTCGCGTCGGCCAACGGCGACATCGTCATCAACTGCTCCTATGAGGAGATCACCTGAGATGCCCGCCCTCAACGATCCCTGCTGGCGTGATGCCAGCGGCGTGGCTCACTTGAGCCTCCCGCACCGCGTCCACCTGCCCGACGGCAGCACCCGCACCGACGCGGCCCAGTGGTCGCTCGACCAAGCCGTGCTCGCCGCCACCGGCTGGACGCGATCAACGCTGACGCAGGCCGACCTTGATCGGCTGTTCCCGCCGCCGCCTGAGCCGACCTGGGAGGAGGCGGGCTGGGAGACGCCGGGAGGCTGGCGTCTCGGGTGGACGCCCGACCGCGTGGCCCTGCTCACGGGGCTGTATGTCCTCGCTGCGAGGGCAGCCCAGCTCGGCATCGACCAGCCCATCGTCGTGAGCGACATGGCGGGCGAGCGGCACACGCTGACGTTCCAAGAGTTCGAGCAGTTGATGCTCGCGTATGGTGCGGCGCGGGCTGCGGCGAGTGCAGGAGGTGAGGCATGAGTCGGGCAAGAGGCGGATACATCGGGTTCAACCGCGTGCCTGCGGCGGCGGCGATCAACTCTGCGGCGAGCGGAGTGTGGAGTCTCAGGGAGGCGGAGGCTCTCAAGCGGGCGGGGACGTGGCCGACGCTCGCGCCGGGCGGCGTATCGACCGGCCTGCAACTGTGGCTCGACGCTTCTGACGCCAGCACGCTTTACGACGCCACGAGCGGCGGCTCGCTCGTCGCGGCGGATGGCGGCGTGGCGAGGTGGGAGGACAAGAGCGGCAACGGGCGGCACGCGACTCAAGGTACGGCAAGCAGACGGCCGGTGCGCAAGGCAGCGATCCAAGGCGGCAAAGACGTGCTTCGGTTTGATGGCAGCGCAACAGCCGGTGACGCAGACCGGATGCAGATTACCAATAGCACGTCTATGTTTAACTTCCTGCACCAATCCAGCGGGACGGTGTTTTGCGTGCTAATCAACGGAACCACCAACGACTACAACAGAGTCATGGTGTGGTTAGACAATGGTGGGGTCGGTGCTCAGACAGGCTATCTTTTGGCCTACGCTGATCGCGCGGCACAAGGCGAAAACAATATGCTAGCTTCTGGCGGCGGCGCGTCAGTAAATGCTTATTACACAATGGCAAACAACTATGTGGACATGCAGGTCGCAAAGGTCTACACAAATGTTGTCAATGCAACCGCATCTGCGGCATCTCGGTCGCTGCTTTACAAAAACGGATCACTCAATGCGGCGGTAAACTCAGCGACAGGCTCAAATGCCAGTAACGCAACCTACAATATGATGATAGGTGGTGGTGGGGACAACACGGGGACATTGCCGTTTCAAGGCGACATTTTAGAAATGATCGTCTACGGCTCCGCCCTTTCTTCCACCGACCGCGCCGCCGTCGAGACCTACCTCCTCGCCAAGTGGGGCATCACATGACGCTGTGGTACGCCCTCCAAGACGAGCAGGTGATCTACCTGATCTGCTCCATCATGCAGACGCTCTGCCTCGCGTATCTGGTGTGGCGGTCGCCGTGAGAACGTCCTGTTAATCCCATGCCAGCCCGCATCGAACGCTGGAAGCCGCCGCGATTCCTGGCCGTCGAGCAGACGAAAGAACACGCCCACTACTGCACCGCGGAATGGAAGGCCAAGCGGATCCGGATCGGCACCAGGGACGCCTTCGTCTGCCGGGACTGCGGCCGAGTGGCCTACGGGAAGAACGGCCACGCCGATCACATCGTCCCCCTCGAGGACGGCGGCAGCGACCAGGACGAGAACCTGGCCTGGCGGTGCTCTGCCTGCCACGGGCGGAAGACCAGGGCCGAGCAGCGGCGACGAGGGGCGCTGTAATGGGGGGTGGGGTCGCCTACAAAATCAACGTGCGACGGAAGACCCCACGCGACCCCAACGCGAGTTTCTGTCGGGTTTCCAAAAAATCGTGAGGCTTGAAAATGGGCAGACGAGGCCCCCTGCCTGATCCTGGCTCCGAACGGTCCGCCACCGGCCGCAACACGCTGTCCCGCGCGGCGAGTGAAGTGGACTGCCCAACTCCCCCGGCCCACCTCGCCGAGCGGCCGCTGGCCGCCGCCTTCTGGGAGGCCCACGCCCCGACCCTCGCGGCCGAGGGCCGGCTCCGCCAGATCCACGCGGAGGCCTTCGCCCAGCTCTGCCACTTGTATGCCGACGTCCGCGAGCTGGGCCGCACGATCGCGGCGGAGGGGTGGATCACCTCGACCGACAAGGGCCAGGCGGTGTCTCCGGTCGCGCGGCTCCTGCGTGACTCGCGGCGCGACTTCGTCACACTGGCGGCGAAGTTCGGCCTGACCGCCGCCGACGAGGCGCGGTTGCCGGCCGCGGAGACCGACGACCATGGCGAAGACGAAGACGACGCCCTCCGGGCCTTCACCGGGGGCTGACCGCCCCGAAGCCTGCCCGGGCTACGTCTTCGACGCCGCGGCCGCCCGCCGCCCGGTCGAGTTCATCGAGCGATTCTGTCGGATGCCCTCGACCACCGGCGGGCCCGCCGAGCCGCTCTGCCTGATCGACTGGCAGCGGGAGCGGGTGGTCGAGCCGCTGTTCGGATGGAAGCGGCCGGACGGCCGGCTCCGCTACCGCCGGGCCGGGATCTTCTGCCCGAAGAAACAGGGGAAGAGTTTCCTGATGGCGGCCCTGGCCCAGTACCTCCTGACCGCCCACCACCCGATTTCCGACGTCTACCTGGCTGCGGTCGACCGCCTCCAGGCCCGCGAGATCTACCGGGTCGTGTCGAAGTTCGTCCGGGCCTCCCCCCAGCTGGCGAAGCTGCTCGAGGTCGTCGACTCCAAGAGCCTGATCAAGAACCGCGAGAACGGGAACGTCCTCCGGTGCCTGTCGGCCGACGCCTACCGGAACGAAGGGCTGAACGGGTCCGTGATCGTGGACGAGATCCACGCCCACAAGTCGGATGCCCTGATCGCGGCCCTGACCTACGCGACCAGGGCCACGCCGAACGGCCTGGTCCTCGCGATCTCGACCGCCGGCGAGAACAAGAACGGGGTCGGATACCAGTGGTGGAAGGACGCCCAGCTCGTGAGCAGCGAGCACGGCGGCGACCCGGCCGCGAACCCGTCCTTCTACGGGCTGATCTACGCGGCCGCCCCCGACGACGACTTCTCCGATCCGGCCGTCTGGCGGAAGGCCAACCCGTCGATGGGGATCACCTTCTCCGAGGAGGAGTTCGCGGCCGACTACCAGGACGCGACCACCGATTCCCGGAAGTTCTCGCGCTGGCTCCGCTACTCGCTCAACGTCTGGGCCGACGGCCGGGACGAGCAGTGGTTCAAGGGGGACGCCTTCGCCAACTGCCGCCGGCCCCCGCCGGAGGCGCTCGCCGGCCGGCCCTGCGTCGTCGGCGTCGACCTGGCGTCGAACCTCGACATGACCGCGGCCTGTTTCCTGTTCAAGGCGGCCGACGGGTCCTGGGACGCTGTCATGCGGTACTGGGTGCCGGAGGAGACCGTGGCGGAGCGGGAGCGAAAGGACCGCGTCCCCTACTCGACCTGGATCCGCGAGGGCTGGCTGAACGTGACGCCTGGGGCGCGGCTCGATCACGAGACGGTCGCCCGCGACATCCTGGCCTTCGGGCAGGAGCACCGGATCGTGAAGGTCGGGAGCGACCCGTGGCAGGTCGGGCCGCTGGCGACCTTCCTGCAGCGGGAGGGCCTCGAGGTGAAGGGGGTCGCCCAGACGACCGCCCGGCTCAACTCGCCCTGCAAGATGCTCGAGGGCCTGGTCGTCGAGGGGAAGTTCCGGTTCGAGAATCCGATCCTCCTCTGGAACGCGAACCACTGCCTCGTCTACACGGACGCCACGGGCATGATCAAACCGGACAAGGGCAAGAGCACGGAGAAGATCGACGGCCTGGCGGCGGCGGCCAACGCCTTCGCGATGGCGATCGACGCCGACGAGCAGCTCGACGGGCCGAGCCCCGACGACTACCGGATCGTTTCGCTCTGGTAGGAGGTTCAAGCCTTCGGGGGCCGTAATCAACACTAGGGCGACCGGCGGCGGTACGCGCCGGCCCCCCGGACGCCGTCCCGATGCCCGCCAAGAAGGCCACCGCCACCACCACGAAGCGGCCCTCTCGGCGGCGCGGCAAGGCGACCGGGCCGGTGATGTTCTCCGTCCGGGGGTCCAGCCTGGCCCTTTCGCCGTCGGCCTGGAGCGGCACCGGCGGCAATCTGCTGGGGGGCCACATCACCCCCGAGATCGCGGTCCGGGTGTCGTCGATCTTCGCGGTCTGCCGCTTTATCGGGCAGGGGGTCGGCGTGATGCCGATCCACATCCACCAGACGCTGGCGAACGGCCGGAAGGTCCCGTTCAACCCGCCGGCTTCCTACGCGATCCGCCGCCGGCCGAACCCGTGGCAGACGTCGTTCGACTTTATGTCGCTCCAGGCCTACTGGACGGCGCTCCACGGCAACGGCTTCGCCCGGATCATCTCTGGCGACCGGGGGTTCATGACCACGCTGATCCCCCTGCACCCGACCCGCGTCAAGGTGGAGCAGCTGCCCGACTACTCGATCCGCTACCAGTTCCTCCAGGAGAAGGGCGGCTGGGTGCCGCTTCGCCAGGACGAGGTCCTCCATTGGAAGTGGATGAGCGAAAACGGCCTCTGGGGAATGGCGCCGTCGGAGGTGTGCGCGACCTCGATCGGCCTGGCCCGTCAGCTCGACGTCGCGGCCACCGCCTACTGGCGGAACGGGGCCCGGCCCGACTTCGTGATCCAGACCGACGAGAAGCTCGACGAGGGCGCGATCGACCAGCTGCGGACGATGTTCCGCGAGATGTACGGCGGGGCCAACCGCGGAGCCCCGGCCGTGATGACGAAGAAGATGACGCTGACGCCCATGCAATCCAACAGCATGGAGCAGAGCCAGTACCAGCAGCTCCGGGACGCGATCCTGCCCGACATCTGCCGACACTGGGGCGTCCCGTCCACGCTCCTGGGCGATGCCAAGATGGCGAGATACAGCAACCCGGAGCAGGAACACCTCTCCGCCCAGGTCTGGTGCATGCTGCCCTGGCAGAAGCGGATGGAGGGGCCGTTCGACATGGCGCTCCAGCCGGTCTACGGCGACGACGTCTACGTCCGGCTCGACAACCGCGGGCTGTTGCGGGGCGACTCCGCGAGCCGCGCGGCGCTGTACCAGTCGATGTTCAACATGGGGGCGATCACCCCGAATGAGATCCGCGACTTCGAAGACCTCGAGGTCCTCGACGACCAGGCCGCGAACGAGACCTTCATGCAGCTTGGGTTCTCGACCCTGGGCAACGCCGCGGCCGCGGCGGCCGCCCCCGAAGGCGAGCCGGTGGCGCAGCCGGCCGACGAGCCGGAGGACGAGCCAGCCGCCGACGAGCCCCAGCCCGCCCGGGGGCCGGGGACCGGGGTCCCGGAGGCCGGGGGCTTCCGTGAGGGCCAGTACGTCTACTGGGCCGGCGGGGAGGGCACGATCGAACACCTGATGATCGACGGGGTCCTGGGGGTCGAGGGCTCGCCGTTCGCGATCGCCGCGACGGAGGCCGAGCCGGCCGCCAGCGTCCGCGTCTACCAGGACGGCCAGCCGACCGAGTTCACGGTCGGGAAGCGGGTGGCGGAGCTGTCGGCCGAGCCGCTGGACCAGGAGGAAGACGCATGACCGCCGAGATCGAGCGCCGCTATCTGCCGACGACCGACTACCCCGACGCGATCCGGGTCGAGACCCGCGACGGCGAGCCGCCGGTGATCACCGGGATCTCGCCCCCATGGGATTCGCTGTCCGTGGATCTCGGCGGCTTCCGCGAGAAGTTCGCCCCGACCGCCTTCGACAGCCTGGTCGACCGCAAGGCGAACGATCCGCGCGGGAAGATCGACGTCCCGTTCCTGACCGACCACCTGTCCCACCTGATCACGGGCCGGACCTCGAACGGCCGCCTGGAAATCCGGAAGGCGCTCAAGGGCCTCGAATACGTTCACCGGCCGATCCAGACGACCCACGGCCGGGATCTGGCGATGCTGGTCGAGGACCGCACGATCACCGGCTCGTCGTTCGCGTTCACCGCCGCCCCCGACGGGGAGGCCTGGACGGAGGACGAGAAGGGGAACGTGACGCGGACCGTGTTCCGGGCCTCCGGCCTCTACGACATCTCCGCCGTCACCTACCCGGCCTACCCCCAGAGTTCGATCGGCACCCGGTCGCTCCCGCTCTGGAAGAACGCCCGCGGCATCGTGGCCGCCCGGGCCGAGCCGAAGCCGCTCACGATCTCGATCGACTACGACCGCACGTTCACCGCCGCGCCCGGCCTGTGGCGGTCCTTCATCGTGGACGCCACGGGGCGCGGCAATCGCGTGGTGTGCATCTCGCGCCGCGAGGACACCGACGCCAACCGCGACGAGCTGCGGCTGGCCTTCGGCGACCTCGACCTGGCCGGGCTGCTGCTCTGCGGCACCGGCACCCAGAAGCGGGCCGCCGCCGCGGCCGCCGGCCTCGAGGTGGACGTGTGGATCGACGACTACCCCGAGGGGATCCCGGACGCCGCGCCGGTCCCGCGGGGGACGCCGCCGGTCAAGGTCTCGACCCTGGCCGGGGCCCGGGCCGCCGCAGCGGCCGCCGCCGCCAGGATGCGAATCGCCACCGGCTGAAAGGAAACCCACCCATGATTTCTTCCGCCTCCGTGGCCGTGGCCACGAACCTCGACGCCGGCCTCCTGAACAAGATCCAGGCCTTCGTCCAGACCGCCAAGGCATCCGCCGCCGACGGCCTGACCTGGGTCGAGTTCGGCGACCTGATGCTGGCCCTGCTCCGGCTGGTCGTGACCGCCCTCGACACCGTGGGCGCGATGACCGGCGCGGAGAAGAAGGCGCTGGCCCTGGAGGCCGTGGTCAGCCTGTTCGACGCGGTGGCCGACAAGGCCGTCCCCGCGGCCGTCTACCCGCTCTGGCTTCTCGTTCGGTCTCCGGTGCGGTCGCTCGTCTTGGCGATCGCGTCCGGGGCGATCGAGCAGCTGCTTCCACTCGTGAGGGCCTGATCATGGATCTCTTCGTCCTGCTGCTGATCGCGGGGGCTGCGTACCTGTTCGCCGGCAACCAGATCACCAGCCTGGCGGCCTGGCTGGCGGCCAAGGCTCCCATGATTGAGCGGAAGCACCTGGCCGGGGCGGCGCTCCTGGCCGCGGCGGCCGTGATGTGGGCCCGATCGGGGCCGACGGCTCCGACGCCGGCGCCGCCCGCCCCCGACGCCCCGATCGACCTCCGCGGGATGTTCGTCGGCCCCGACGCGGCCGCCGACGCCGCGGCGGTCTCGGCCCACTTCTCCGAGCTGGCCGACGAGCTCGAGCACGACGGGATGTCGGCCGAGCCGCTGGTGAAAAGCGGCGTGGCCTGGGACGAGCTGCGGACCCGGGCGAAGGTGATGCGGTGGAAGGGTGTCTCGCTGGGCGAGAAATACCCCCGGGCCCGCGAGGCGATCCGCGAGTACCT